TTTTCTGTCCTTGAGTAGTAGTCCCAGACGGTTATACCTGCTGAGGATTCTCCCTCGATGGCCGGTTCTACATCGACGTTATAAGATCGCTTTACTGCTGACGGCGAGCGTTTCGTCTTGTGTGCGAGCCATACGATCCCCTGGTCGTCCATCTCGTAGCAGATATGTAGCGGGTCGAACGGTGTTATATCGACATATGTTGTGTCGTCTTTATGCTTGTTGAGCATTGCCCGTCCTGCGTACCATCCCCTGAGTACGATATAGAAGGCGAGTTGTTCCCTGATCGAGGGCTGCCCGTATCTCTGCATTCGCTCGTCTGCAAGGTTGAGTGCGCCGATAACGAACTTTTCCTTGAGGGTTCCGGGTGTTCGGTCTGCAACTTCTGAGCTGATGGGAACTCGTACCGACATCTGTGCGTTTGATAAATAGGACATTATCTTGTCGGCAAGTATCTTGGGGGCGTTAGAGGTGTAACTCTGGTATCCGTTGCCTGCGTCGTATGGATTCATACGGTACAGGCCGTAATCGTTTTCCATCCGTGTTCTTCGCGTTCGGAACCCCGGCGAGTCCCAGACCTCTTCGATCTGGTCTACTAGGTCGTCGATTTTTGCCACGTTACCACCTGTTTACAGTAATGATCTTTGTCGCCCCTGCCGCCCTGGCGTAACCAAAGTTTACAACGAGTCCGTAGGTAATTGCCTTAACGCCGTGGTTAAAAGCGTCCCTTGGTTCTCTCCCGACAACATTATTATCCCTGTCCGTGCGCCAGGTATAGACATGGATCTGGTCGTCGAACGGGTTCGCGCATCCTCCGAGTTCGGAAATAACCCCCCTCGCCTTTGGATTTATCAACATGTGCGGCTGTCTTGTTGACGGGTTCTCTTTCAAGAATGTATTAAACCGCTCTACCCCGTCAAGTATCCCGACGCGCTCTGACTGCATGTAAAGCCCTGCTTTTTCGAGCCATGTATCTACCGGGCGGGACTCCCCGATGCTATGTGCGGCTATATCGATGACAGCGTGTTGAACGTCCTGCCACCACGGGCGCATCTGGCAGATCTCTATGATTTCCTCGGTGATCTTCTCCCTCTCGAAGACCTCGTCGATAATTCTTACCTGGTCTCCGATTATCTGCACCACCTCGACTGCATATGCGGACTTCGTGACCTGCGAATACCCCGGGTCTACCCATAAATGGACGGCTTCGCCCTCGATATACTCTGCCCTGTCGGATATATGCGTTTGAACGTCGAACATGCTGTGGACAAGCCCTTTTGGGGGAGCAGGTACACCCGCAATACGCTCGTTGAACCAGTCTTCGGAGTGCAATCGCTCTAAAGAGAGGATTTCCTCGTCTTCCCTGCCGTCAGGATAGACAACCTGGTTGGTCCACGACGGCAATGAGAAGGAAATAGCGTCATCGTCGGGGTTAAAGAACTGCCAGGCCTCCCATTGCGAGGGATACCAGCCTAAAGACATCTCGAATGTACCCTCTAAGAACAGATACCCCCGTTTTTCTGCAATTCTGCCCCTGAGCCTTAGAAAACTCTCGTAATCGATCTGAGAAGCCTCGCAGGCAACCACCATTCTTGGGGCTTCCATAGCAAGGCTCCGATGATCCTGCGCCGACTTGGTCTTAATCGTAAAGACACCCGGCTTATCGCTGGTACCGCAGGCAACCGTCATCTCCCCGGGGTCGATACGCTTGGTCTGCTTGATGAGAAAGCCCAGCTTCGTAAGGATTTCCGACAGGTAGTTCCATTCCGCACGGGTCCTCTCGTAATCCCGTGCCACCAGCCATACGATATCGTCTGCCTCGAACTCGTCCAAGCGGCTGATTATCGATAAAGCCCCTAAGAAACTCTTCCCCGCACGTTCTCCACCCGCAACAAGCTTAATACGTGCCTTGTGATTGAGGATCTCGTCCTGCTCAGGCCACGTATCGAAACCTATCGTACTGAGAATCGCCTTCCTATCCCCGGCAAGTAACAAGTTACACCTCCTAAAGCACAAACTCCTTTAGCGCAGGAGGCGTTTCTTACGCATAAGGAGCCTGGCTGTTGACGACAAAAGCCTCTAAAGGACGTACCTACCCGACAGAGACAACTGTAACCCTAACGAGGACTCAGAGAAGGAGGAAACCCCGGATACGACAGCCTCGACAACAACAAAAGTATAAACAACATCATACGCATAACTCAAGAAACATCCGTTACACCCCGTTACACGAAAGGGGGAAAACATTTTTAAGAAAGGGGGTTAACACTGTTACAAATATATACGTCAGTATTTGTAACAGTTAAACAGTTAACTAGGTTAACCAGTCCCGCGCACGCGAGGAAACCCCGTTACATTTCCCGTTACATCAGCGTTACATGCGTTACATCCATCTCAAAATGATGTAACGCAAGCGTAACGGCAACACTTTTCGCGTTACACCCGTTACACCCCCGTTACACCATGTAACACGACACAACTACACCTAGTACTTTTCAGGTTCTGAAGCGTCAGAGGGGTCCCAACACACACCCTACCACCCATTCCCACAGCACACCCCCCTTTACCCCAAACACACTGCGGTGGCTCGCTCCGCTCGACGATATATACCGCCACCCCTAACCCACGGAAAGCGGCAAGGAAAGCGGCAAGCGGCAAGCGGCCAGGTTCGCGGCAAGTCTTCGCGTAAGTCTTCGCGTCTGAGTTACTCGCAACCGCGCGCGAGATTGTCACAGCAAATGAGACATTTCCTGAGCTTCATCCCTGGCGTAATTACCTAGCATGACTGGCAAACATTCCGCGTTAACCTGGTCCTATTTCGCGTTGATGTTTCGACAATCCTTAAACTCTTCAATATTGACCATGTTTAGTGTTTATTTATATTGCAAGGTGTAGCATTATCCTATAGAGTTAACGTAGTTCTAAAAACTAGCAAACCAGAACGAGAGAATCACATCATGATCACAACCGATGTTAAACAGCATCGTGCAAACATACGCCAGGCACGACGCGAGTTGGGCCAACTATTCGAGTATTCCACTGTCGTTGTTTGGGAAGGTAACTCACCAATCAATAACGCGCCGATTGTCGCAGTCATTACCAACCTTAAGACATCATCCGAAAATAGAAAAACAGATGACATGTGCCAAATGTACATACTGGTTAAAGATACGCGGCCAGTTGACGCTGTAGACAACGGAGACGACGCCGCGGTTTGCGGTGCCTGTCCATTGCGACCGATAGCCGCGAAAATTGCCAGGCAACAAGGTAACATCGTCGACGCGTGTTACGTAAATAAAGGTTGGCTAGGTAAATTGTGGGATTCAATACCAAACTTGCCGCGAGTACATCCTGAGATTATCGGCCAGTTCTTAGAATCTACAAAATTGGAATTCCGGGAAGGGGCATACGGAGATCCGGCCGCTGTTCCAATGTGGGTACGTCGCGAACTTAACCGCGGACGCGGCACGTCGTACACTCATCAATGGAATACCGATTGGATCGATCCGGATGTTAAAGACTTCAGTATGGCCAGTGTTCAAACCGTTGATGAAAAGAACGCGGCTAACAAACTGGGATATCGTACTTACAGAGTAACATCCGGGAACCTGGAACCTGATGAGATCCTCTGTCCAGAGATCACTAGCAATGCAACATGCAAGGCCTGTGGATTGTGCGCCGGGAATCGAGTCCAGGCGAAAAACATCGTTATCCGGCCGATCTAGATTAGATTGTCTAGTCAATAGGCACAAATTCCAGGACCACCAGGGTTTGTGCCTATCACTAGGTTATCTACTAACCTAAACAAACAAACTAGCAAGGATTGAGAGTTAACTAGCATGGATATCTTAGAAATTATGGATCAAGTCGATAGCTATGGAACCCCGTTGAAACGCCAGACGGCTGTACCGTAGAGCCGGACGGCATATGCCCACATGGCCAAGAGTCGCCACTGCTAACACTGGGCATGATCTAACAAGGCACCTACAAGGCCGTCAGGTAGCCTCACAAGCTACCGACAGCCGGGGCAGGTGTTGAGATACTAGTAACAGAATTGAAGGGCGTTATGAGTGATCGAGAATATATCCAGGCACAAATTGAAAACTTAAAGGAACAATTCAGAGAGTTACCGCCTAAGCCTGAGAGGCTTAACGGCTGCGAATGTGCGCGGTGGGAGGATCACGACGGCCGATGCTACGGCCTAGACTGTCACTGTCACAGTTAACCCTATGGGTGCAGCGCGCTAGCCGGGTGCTAGCGTGTTGCGCCGATAGTGTTAGCTATCGAAACTAGCAACAGAGAAGAGTTAATAATGCACGTTGAACAATCACCATTTGCCGCGATGCAATTGCGTTATTCAATCGCAAATAAAACAGCAGGTATCTGTACCGATTGCGGTCTGGAAGATTCCGACCCTACGCGGTTTGACGGTATGTATTGCACAGGCTGTGCAGACTATAACGAGGAGAGTTAACGAGATGCCAGGCACAGTTCATAAAGTAATCACGATAGCGAGAGGCGTTGAGACTACAGACCCGGCTATGGCCAACGCGTTAAGACGCTGGCTTGTAGCGACTCGCGGTGATGGTGGAGAGGTAGCGAGAGAGATATTTAAACAGGCTCGTGCAGCAAGGCGCGAGAGGAGAGTTAACCAATGAACCTTGTCATCGGAGATCACATTAAATT